CACCGAGCCGGGTCGAAAGGTTCGTGGCGGTCGTCTCAGCGGCCTTGTAGGCGGCCATGAGCTGCGCGGATATCTGGTCCAGGTACGTCTGCCCCGAGCTGGCGAGCCGCGTGAAGTAGGCCGCCATGGGGGCGAGCTGCGCGGCGAGCTTCTGGTAGCCGCTGATGTTGTAGCCGACCGCGTCGTCCTGCTTCGCGAGGGAGGCGGTCAGGTTCCCCACGGCGCCGCCCATGTTGCTCATCAGGACAACCAGGCCGGCCAGTGCCGCCGCCCCGACGACCACCCAGGCGAGCGGGTTGATGGAGTCCATCAGGAGCTCGGCGGCGAACAGGCCCTTCTCCGCCAGGGTGGCGCCCGCGGTGGCGGCCGCGAAGTCACCGATGCTGGCGATGATCCCGGCGATCCCGGCGACGAACGACGAGCCGGTGAACGCTCCCAGGCCCTCCGCCATGGCCAGGAGGCCCTTGCTGACCGGGCCGAACGCGATCGCGAGCCCGGCCATGATGGGCACGAGCAGCCCGGCGGACTGCAGGAAGCCGATGACGGCGGCGGCGGCCTGCGCCAGGAAGCTGACGACGGGGGTCAGGGCGGTGAGGACGGCGCCGAGTGATACTGACAGCACGTCGATGGCGGTGGTGACGAGGTCGGAGAAGGCGCTGGTCAGGACGGGCAGGACGGGGGCCAGTCCGGTAACGAGGGCGTTGATCAGCCCGGCGAGGGGGACGGCGAGGTTTTCGAGGGCGTCGCCGAAGACGGCGAAGACGCCGGTGTTCTCCAGGACGGTGAACACGCCGCCCAGGGTCGTCGCGAGGGTGCCGAGGCTGGGGGCAAGCGCCCCGATGAGGGTGGCGATGCTGCCGAACGCCCCGGCCAGGTCGCCGATGACCGCCCCGGCGAACTGGGCGATGACGGTGCCGACCAGGGTCAGGGGAGGCAGCAGCGTCTTGATGACCCCGGCGAAGTCAGTGAAAACGGGGGCGAGGGAGGTCGCGAAGATGTCGGCGAGCTTCATGACGACGGGCAGCAGGCTGCCGACCAGCCCGAGGAGGCTGGACAGGATCGTCATCGACGCGCCGATGGCGGGGGCGGCGGCGGCGAAGAACCCGCCCAGGTCCTTGCCGAGCGAGGACAGGTCCCCGGCGAACTGCGAGATGAACGGGATCGTCGCCTTAACGACCGTCGCAATCCCAGGAAAAATGTTCGAAACGAGGCTTTCAAGTGCGGAAATGAACGGGCCGAAGGCGGGCGCGGCAGCCTGCATGACCCCGATCAGCCCGGTGATGACCGGGGTGATCCCGGCGAAAACCCCCTGGATCTGCGGGGCGATCGCGGAGAAAATCCCGGCCAGCGGAGCCTGCAGTTTCGCGATCATGCCCGGCACCTGGTCCAGGACCGCGGACAGCGCGGGGACGATCGGCGCGGACGCCGCCGCGAACATGGTCTTCGCGTCGCCGCCGAGCGCGGAGAACTGCGCCTTCAGCTTCGCGTTTCCCGCAACGGCCCCGGCGACCAGCCCGCCGATCATCGCGACGCCCATGCCGGTGCCGATGACCCCCGCCAGGGCCGGCAGGGTGCCCAGGGCCGCGCCGACCAGGCCCACGATCCCGCTCAGCTTCGTGGACAGGCCGAGGATGCCGGGGCCGATGCCGCCGAGCAGCCCCGTGTCGAGCGCGCTCCCGCCGTCGCTGCCGGCTTTCTTGGCGCCCTTCACGAACCCGGAGAAGAACGACCCCAGGCGCGAGCTGAACCCGGAGAAGAAACTGGCGCCCGAGGTGTCACCGGAGGACTTGGCCGTCTTCTCCGCCGTGTCCGTCGCCGACTTGGGCAGCAGGCTCTGCAGGTGGCTGGCGAACATCGACGCCCACGACACGCCGGACTTGCCCCCGCTGGCGCTGGCCTCGCTTTGCGTCTTGGCGACCGAGGTAGTGTCGAGCTGCTCCTTGACCGTGTCGGTCGTCGTGGTGTCTTTAGCGCCGGTCCCGGCGAGCTTCTGGTTGATGGTGTCGGTCGTCGTCGCGTTGGCAGCCCCGGTGCCCGCCAGTTTCTGGTTGATCGTGTCCGTCGTGGTCGCGTTGGCCGCGCCCTGGCCGGTGAGCAGCTGCTTGATCGTGTCGGTGGTGTCGGTGCTCTCGGCCCCGGTACCGGTGAGCAGCTGCTTGATGTCATCGGTCGTGCTGACGTTGCCCGGGGCGTTGCCGGTGAGCGCCTGGACGATGTCGTCGGTGGTGGTGACGTTCTGCGCCCCGGTCCCGATCAGCGCCTGCCGGATGTCATCGGTGGTTGAGACGTCACCGGGGGCGCTGCCGGTCAGGTTCCGGACGATGTCGTCGGTGCTGCTGGTGTCGCCGGGCGCGTTGCTCAGGAGGCTGCCCACGGTGGTGGTGCCGTTGCCGCCCGTGGCATTGCCGCTGCTGCTGCCGGAGTCGCCGCCCGCCGTCGCGTTGCCGCCGGGGACGCTGAGCATCTTGCCGAGCAGGCCCTGCTGCGCGGACTGCTGCGGGGACGGCGCGCCGGTCACCGGATGGGGGGAGAACAGGGCGTTCAGCGCGCCGAGGACGGACCCCTGCGGACTGGACCGCAGCCTGTTCATCGCGTCTTTGCTGATCGCGTTGTCGAGGTCGGTAAAGGCCTTCCGCGCCTTGCCCAGTGACGAGGTGTCCAGGTCGGCCAGCAGCTTGACCTTATGAGGCTCGTCTTCGAAGGCTTTGACCTTCGCCTCGCGGTCTGCCAGCGTGCGGTCGAACGAGCTAGGGTCCAGCGTGAGCCTGGCCTCGATACTGCCGGCGTCAAAAGCCACCGCTCACGCCTCCCCTAGCTCCGCTTGCGCGCAGCCGGGTTGGCTTCCAGCTCCGCGATCATGCCCCTGATGTCGATGACCTGCGCACCCGTCGCCGCCTTCCGGACCTGCGGGCCCGCCATGCCGGGAGCGGCTTCCGCCCCGCGTTCCCAGGCGGGTGCCTCCTCCCGGCTGAACGGCACCGACGGGTCTTCCGCCAGGCCGCTCAGGTACGTCTCCTGCACGTCCCACGACAGGGCGTGCCACCGGTCGGCGGACAGGTTCAGGTACCGCTGGGCGACGTACAGGATTACCCGGCGGCTGCGGACCGCAGGGTCGTCACCTGCGCGTTCCCACCGCCGGGTGCGGCTTCCGGGTTCATCACCTCACCTCGCAGCCAGCCGTAGAACATGACCCGTATCCGCATCGGGAGGCTCAGCAGCGTCTCCCGCGACGGGCTGTCCGAGCACAGCTCAGCGAAGATCCCGGCTAGCTCCTGGTGGAACTCGCCGACGACCGACGGGTCCAGTTCCTCGATCGCGTCAACGAGGTCCGCGGGGTCACGGGCTACGGTGCTGGCGGGAACGAGGTCCGTGCCGGGTTCCTCTGTGGCGCTGGCCGCCCGCTGCCGTGCCTCCTCGTGCAGCCGCGCTACCAGGGCCTTGACGTCGGTGAGGAACTTGACGATCTGGTCGTCGGTCGGCTCTTTGACCGTGCCCTTGGCCTCGACTAGCGGCTCGAACGTCCAGTCGAGGGGCAGTACGACGGTCGCGGCGTTAAAGCCGGCCAATAAGCTCACCTGCACTTTCCTTAGTCCAGTCGCCTGAACCTCCGGAAGAGCGTCGTGCGGTGAACTCCAGAGGTGGCGGCCAGGTCGTCAATCGATGCGATGCCATTGCGGTACAGGGCGTGAAGCAGTCTGACGTTCTCGTCCGAGAGCTTCGTCTTGGCGCCGCGCAGCACGTTGACCCTGTTGGTGACGGACTCCAGGTGAGCCCAGTTGCAGCAGGCCCGGTGCGGGCACTTCGTATGCGGCACCCTGCATTCCTGCGGGTCGTGGCAGGTGTGGTCGGGCATCCACTTGACGGGGAGGCGGCCGGCGAAGCGCTCGTAGCCCCAGCGCGCCGCGTAGCCGACGCTTCTGCCATTCCAGAAGCGGCCGTACCCGTGCTCGTCGATGTATCCAGTCCATGGCCAGCAGTCGCCGTCGCCGCGGCGGTCAACATGTGACCACCAGCGCGCCTCGTCATCTCCGACGACGCGCGAGGTGGCGAGAGGATCGCCGTGCCTCCGAAGGCGCATGTAGTGCTTGCGGCACAGGCCGCGGCCGACGCAGGGTTTTCCGCAGTCCGGAATGTTGCACTGATGCGGCTTCCGGCCGGGCTTGTCGACGTGCAGCGGGTCGCCGTGCTTGTACCAGCGGACGTAGTGAACTCGGCAGAAGCTCTTGCAGTATTGAGGGTCGTCGCATCCCTCCACGGCGCATACCATGGGGGAAATCTTAGCGTTGAATACGTATACACGTTTAGCTCGTCGCCACGGCAGTTAGCTCCGTGAAGGTGATGGAGTTGAACGGGCAGATCGCCGTGAGGGTGAGCGGGTAGAGCCGCTGCTGGGCGGCGCGCCGGAACGCGGTCTGCACCTGCCCGGCGGACACGACGGTGGGGATGCTGAGCACGGTGGCGAACCCGAACGCGTTCTTCGCGATCAGCACGGCTGACAGCGTCGCGAAGGTCGTCGACAGGGTGAGCACGCTCTTGCCCGGCTGGCCCGCCCCTGCCGCCGTGGTGGCGATCGACCCGCCGTTGCCCCAGGCCAGGTTGATGTTCTGCAGCGTCTCCTCGGAGAGGTTGCAGGTGAAGGTCAGGTCAGCCGTGTTGACGGCGACGCCGACCGGAGTCGGCTGCTCCTCGATCGCGATGTTCTGGACCGTCGGGTTGAAGGTCTGCGTGACGCCGGCCTCGGTCGCGCCGACGTAACTCCAGCCGAGCCCGATCCACGCGGACCCCACGCCCAGGTTCGCGTCTGACGGCACGGTCGCCCCGACGCCGAGCGACGGGTTCGGCGCGGTCATCAGGATGCCGGTCCCGTACAGGACGTCAGTGGTCCCGTACGAGGGCGGGGTGTACGGCAGGGTCGGCATTTACGCCTCCTCGAGGGTGACGCCCGCGTCGCCCGCCGCGGTCATCAGCCGCGGCACGGCGCCCGCGGGAACGGGGGTCGGGTCAGCACCCACGGTCACGCCGGCGACAGTGAACGAGTCGTGCGGCTCGGTGACCCGCAGGCGCACGGTTCCGGGTTCCGGGGGAAGCGCGGCCTCGGCCTCGAGGAGCTGGGCGCGGAGCTTCCCGATGCGGTCGCGGGCGGCGTCCTGCGGCGGCACTGCGGGCGGCTGCTTTCCCGCGGGCGGCACGGCTGGCTGCTCTGTCATGGCGTGACTCCTGTCGGCTACGGCAGTGCGGGGATGAGCTGGTACAGGCGGACGGTGAGCGTCGTCGTGTTGGTGAAGTCGACGCAGGTCATCCCGACCCCGGACGGCGGCCCCGAGATGATGCCGCCGGGCGCGCCCGAGCTGTACTGGGAGGCGTCCTGCTGGGTGAAGTCCTGCACCGAGTACGGGCCGAGCCAGACCGGCAGTACCGGGCTTGCCCCGATGGTCACCGTCTCGGCGTTGTAGACGGGGAGCAGTCCCCCGCCCGCCTTGCGGCCCACGAGGATGTCCGCCGCCGTGGCGGTGGCCCCGTTGGTGACGACGAGGAACGAGTAGCCGTTGTTGATCCACTGCACGCCCAGCGGGCTGCCGAGGCTCGACCACGACGCGAAGGCAGTACCGGTGCCGGTGGCGTCACAGCCGACCGCGCTGCCCGCCAGGAACGAGCCGGTAGACAGGCTGGTGAGGTTAACGGGGCTGATCGTGATGCGGGCCACTAGCCGCCTCCGGTCGTGAGGATGTAGTTGGCGACGTACTCGAACCGGCGGTCGCCCGGGTCAAGGGGAAGCGCCGAGGGAGGCGAGCCGAGGCGCTGCACGTTCAGCACCGGCACCCCGTCGACCACCGCCGGATGGGGGCCGTGCAGGATCGTGTAGTCGAGCAGCTGCGCCGCCAGCTCGGCCGCTAGCGGGTCGTCCTCCGGGCCGCGTGTCCGCGCCTGGAACGACCAGGCGTCCGTCCCGGCCTCCTCCGTCGTGAAACCAGGGCCTCCGGTCGGGGTGACGAACACCGCCTTGTCCGGGCTGGTCACGACCTCCGGGCCGGGCAGCAGCGGGTACCCGGTTTCCTGCGTGACGTCCCACCCGGCCGAGGTGATCCAGTCGATGATGACCTGCGAGCGGGCGACGGTGACGGCAGCGGGAGTGGTCACGCGCTCACCGCCACTCCGCTAAGGTGCACAGGATGAAGTCCGCGCTGCGCCAATGGCGCGAACGCCAGGGCTGGAGCCTCACGGAGGTGTCGGGCCTTACTGGCCTGTCCAGGAGCTATCTCTCCCGCGTCGAGCGGGGGCAGCGCGTGCCGCCGGCGGCGACCAAGGTTCTCCTCGCGCGGAAGCTGGGCGTGCCGGTCGCGGACCTGTTCCCCGCTGAGCGCATCTGACTGGGGAAGCGTCATGACCGCCCCCCCTTGCCGGGCACCCGGATGACCTTGCCGTGCCGCGTGAAGAACCACGGCAGCCCGGCCGCCTGGAGAGCGTGCATGCGCGCCCGGCTCTTGACCCGCAGTTCCTCTTCGGTGAGCCGGTGCTGCTTCGGGGGCCGGTCGTAGACGGTGCGTCCGCCCTGCGTTACCGACGGGTGACCGGAACGGCGAAGGTCGGTGAACTCAACCGGCGCGGTGACCTCGACCTGATCGGACAGGTGCTCCACCGACCGCTTCATCGCGGGCTGGCCGCCGTCATGCAGGACGGTCTTGGCGTAGTCGTCTAGGTAATCGCGGTAGTGCTGCATCAGGGGCCGCTCGAGGAACTTCGGCCCGCCTCCGCGAGGATGGTGAAGGTCGAGCCGTTCTGACTGAAAATGGGCATACACCTGGTCGACCGTGCACGTGCCCGTCAAACGCTGGCCGCGCCCCGTCAGGGTGCGCAGCGCGTCGATCCTCTCCGCGAATGTCGATGCCACTAGCCCTGGTACACCGCGCCTCCATCGAAGAGGCCGCCAGTGCGAGCGGTCCAGAAGGGCGAGTCCGCCTCGAGCGTGCCCGTGATCGGATCGAGCCGGGTGTTGCTGTCCCTGCCGGTGAAAACGGGCGGAATCCGGTTGATGACAGTGCCCACCTGGTCCCCGACTCCAGGGGCCACGCCGACGCTTAGTGAAACCTTGCCGTCCCTGACGTCCTCGAGGATCGAGTTGGCGTTGAGGTAGGCGATGTAGGCCGGATGATCCGCCGGCATTGCCTTCCCCTTCAAGTACGTCTTCCACGCCCAGAACGCCGCGAGGTCCAGCGTCAGGTCGTGGAGGATCGGCGGCGGCACTGCCTGCGGGACCGAGCTGTCGAAGACGTTCCCGGTGAACACCGAAACCCGGTTGCTGGAGGAGTACAGGGCAAGGGTGAGCTGGTCGTCGGTGAGCTGCGCGGCGGTGCCGGTGCCTGAGTCGGTGCCGGACAGGACGTTGCGGAGGTCAGCGACGCTGGCGTAGAGGGTGCCGGAGGCTACGGGCGTAGTCATGCGCTCACCGCCATGTCGCCGAACAGCGACTCCTGCCTTGCGGCCTCAGGCCGTGGCTTCGGAACCCGTAGAACCCGCGCCCGCTCGCCAGGGTCAGCGGTCCGCCACGCGGCAAGCCGGCAGTAGTCGGCGGAGCGGTCGATCGTGATCCCAGCGCGGCCGAGTGTGTCCGCTACAAGCGCGGTCGTGCCGGTGCCTCCGAACGGGTCGAGCACTACGGCGGCCCGCGTCGGGGCCGAGGTGTCAGGGCACGCGCAGGCGTAGCCGGCGATGCGGCGGTTGCGGTCAGCGGCCGTTGCGCCGAGCGCTCGCGTCGGCTCACTGCCGTCGCCGTGCCAGGACCGGCCGTCACGCTGGCCTAGCGCCCATTCCTTCGCGGGCACTGGGTCCGCCACGCTGACCGGCCGCCGTCCCTCACCGCACACCGTGCAGATCCCAGATGGCGACCAGCCGAGGATGATGCGGCGGACAAGCTCAGGCGGGTAGGCGGCAAAGTGGTCAATGCCAAGCTCGGCGGGAACCTTGAGCGGGGCGGACGGGATCTCCCACACGCTGCCGGGTAGTGCGCCGAGCGGGTTGCAGAACTGCGCCGGGTCAAGCGTGTTCGGCGAGCCGACGGAGAACTGGTCGCCGGCTTCGTAGCGGCGGCGTGAGCGCGCGACGCTCTGCGGCTGGTGCGGGCGGCGGATCTCGTCCACGGCCGCGAAGTACCGGGACGACTTCGTGAAGTGGAACACCTGCTCGTGCGAGCGCCGCACCCGGTCGGTGACGCTCTCCGGCAGGCCGTTCGGCTTGGCCCACACGATCTCTGCGCGCAGGATCAGGCCGAGGTCGTCGGCGCACCCGATCGCGTAGCGCTGCGGCAGGAGCATCAGTGACTTGACCGGCGCACCACCGCGCCTCACGCCTCGGCGCTCCCTGGACTGCGCCTCGTACGCCTTGCCGATCCCGGGGAGTTGGGGCCTGGTTCCGGGGGTGCCGGTAGTGCTGTACTTGTCGCCGAGATTGACGAACAGTGACCCGGACGGCTTGAGCACGCGCATCCACTCGCGGGTGCAGGCGAGCAGGCTCGCGATGTACTCGGCCGCTGTGGCCTCGGCCCCGATCTGCCCGTCGTAGACCTCGCCGGCGTCTGCGTACGCCCGCTGTCCCCAGTACGGCGGGGACGTCACGACGAGGTCCACGCTCCCGTCCGGCAAGGGCAGGTGCGCGGCGTCACCACGGACGATCGCAGTCGTCACGGGACCGCCCCGGACAGCACCCAGGCGGCGAAGGCGCCGAACGCCCACGGCCACTCGGTGACGCCGGCCAGCGGGTGACCCCCGGCCGCGAAGGCGGCGAGGGTGAACAGGATCGCGCCGACGACGAGCAGGATGCGGGCCAGGCTCCAGTAGCCGCGCTGGTAGGGGTACGGGCCGGGGGCGGTGCGCGGCGGGGGTGCGGGCGTGGTCACGCGTCACCGCCCTTGGCGTCACTGTCCGGCTTCTTCGCCGCGGTGCGCGCCTTGACCGGGATGGTCGGGGGCTCGTCCTGCGGCGCGGGTTCCGGCTGCGGCACTTCCACGGGCGGCGCGGTGACGGCACCGGGCGTAACGAGGAACTCAGCACCGATGGCGCGCTCTAGCGCGGAGTCCGGCGGCACGTCGATCTGCTGGCCCTTGGGGAGGCGCTGCTGCACCCCGTCCCAGAAGATCTGACGGTCCTCGGTGACGATGCGCGGGTTGGCGGCCATAAGTTACTCACCGCGGCCTTGTCGAGATTCGTGCCGTCGCCGCGCGAGGTCACAGGAATGACGCCGGACAGGTTCCCGCTTCCGCCGTACGCGGCCTCTAGCGCCGAACCCGGCTCAATGTCAGCAACCGTCCCGTGGCGCGTGAACGTGGCCCGCGCCGCCCCGTTGGCGTGCGGGTCCCAGGCGACGGCAGTGTCGGTGAGCACGCGGCGCGGGAACTGGGACATGGCTAGTTGCTCACGCCGGTGCCGAAGTTCGCTGATCCGGTCGCCCCGTGCTGCGCGTAGGGCAGGCTGTTGGCCTCGTTGTAGCCGGTGGTGCCTGTCGCGAGGATGGTGTTGTTCGAGGCGTAGGCGCCTCCCAGGGAATCCAGGAGGTCGAGGTTGAAGAAGTTCATCCACGCCCAGACGGGGGCAGCGCTGTAGGTCAGGGTGACCGACGCGCCGTTCGGGACCATCACCTGAGCCGGGGTGGTGGTGCCCCGGTCGGTGCCGTTCACGGTGATGTGGGTGACGGTGCCGCCCGCGAGGATGACGCTGATGTCCTGCCCGGTGTTGTTCGCCACGGCGGTCAGTGACGCGGGGACGGCGGGGGTGAACGTGGACCAGTACCACACCGGGACCACCGAGTACGTGATCGCGATCGTCTGCCCGGCGGGGACGGTGGCCGTGTAGTTCGTCGCCGTCGCGACCTGCACCGCGTTGACGTTGATGCTGGTGACGGTGCCGCCGGTGATCGTCACGGCGACGGTCTGGCCGGACGTGTTGGCGTAGGTGACCGTGCTTGCCGGCACGGCTGGCTGCTGAAGCATCAGTCATCGTCCCCAATCAGTTCGATAGAGATGCATGTCCCACGGCATCGGTGCCGTCGCGGAACGCGAAGAGGTTCGCCCCGGCTGCCACGAGCGCGGCGTACAGCTGCTGCGGGCCGGTCGCCGGGACGGCCGGCGTGCCGCCGTCCAGCACGATCGCGGTGCCCGCGATGAACTCCGTGGGGAACCCGGCGCCCCACTGGATCGGCGGGCCCGCGGCGCCGCTGTACCCGGCCTCGCCGAACCCGTTGGCATCAGCCGTCAGCGTGCCTGCGGGAAGGGTGACCGTAGAACCGATCACGAACCTGCTCAGCGCCACCTGCCACCTCCCTCTCAGTACGCCGTCGCCGGGACTACCTGGACGCTGGGATGCGCCGGGGCCGCCTGGGCGACGCTCACCAGCACCCCGGAGTTGTGGGCCGAGTTCAGGCTGTTCACCGGCACGCTCGTTGCGGTCGGGGTGCCGCTGACCACGACCACGTCACTGGTTCCGGCCGGGTCGACGATCAGCACCTGGCCCTGCGCGAACGCGGCGTTCGTCCCGGTCGGCGCGAACGTCAGCGCCGCACCGCCCGCGCTCACCCCGGCGCTGATCGCGGGCAGCGCCCATGCCCACGTCGGCGCGGCGCTGAACGTGACGCTGATCGTGCCGCCGGCCGGGACGAGGTAGGTGCCCGCCGTTGTCCCCGCCTGGACGCCGCTGACGAAGACGAAGGTCAGCGTCCCGCCCGTGATCGTGACCGCCGCGACCGTGCCCGTGCTGTTCGTCACCGGGACCGTCGTCAGCGGGACCGCGGGGGTGCTTACCGTCGCGGCGGCGAGGGTGAACTTCCACTCGCAGCGGGCGCAGCGGAAGACCGACCCGTTCAGGTCCAGGAAGGGCGCGGCGAACCAGCAGCGGGGGCACCGTGCCTGCGGTACCTCTACCGGCTGGATCGTCGCGCCGCTGTCGGGCATGGCTAGCGCGCCCTCGCCCGGTTGCGGGTCGGCGGCAGGTCGAGGGCGTCGGGGGCCGCGGCGCTCAGGTGGTCGGCCATCTCACCCGGCTCCGGCGACATCGAGCCTGCGGCCTCCGGGGCACGCCCGTCCTCGTACACCTGGATCTCGGAGCTTTCCGGCGGGTCCGGGCGCGCGAGGTCACTGTTCGGCGGCGGCGTCATGGGCCGGAACAGCCGGCCGGACAGGTGGCGGGGCAGCAGCCGCGGGGCAGGCTCACGGGAGCCGTCCGGGCCGGACAGCTTGCGGACCACTTCCGTCATCCGCCCGTCACGGCCGGGGTCGCGGCGGTTGAACTTCCGGGCCTCCTCATCCGTCAGGTAAACCGTCTCGCCCTTGACCACGAGGTCGGACTGCCGGTCCGCGTCACCGCGGCGGGGGACAGACAGGTTGGCGAGTGCCTCGTAAGGCTCGCCGATCCGGCCAGCGGGGCCGCCGGTGGCCGAGTCGCGGGCGAGCAGCTTCTTGAGGCTCTCCCGCTCGGCGGCGGACAGCGGGTCAAGCGCGGGGACTGCGGGGGTGGCAACGGCAGGAGGCATGATCAAACCCCGCTCAAAAGAGCGACGGCCAAAGGCTGGTCAAGCCCAATTGCGCTGGACCTCTGCGTGTCGCTCCGGAAGGTCTTTCTGGACTCGTCCCGATAAAGCGGCCCGGCCATGAAGGGCAATTCATCGGCGTAGAATCCGGCCCGCTGCCGCTGCATGACGATCGCGTTGCCCGCGGGCACCTGGCGGCTGTACATGACGTCGAGGTTGAGGACCTTGTTCGGCAGGACGCCGGTGTACTGGAGGTTCTCCGAGGCGATGTCGCCGATGTAGGGCGCGGCGAAGGTGCTCGACTGAATGAGCGTGTTCTTGGTGCCGTGGTTGATGATCAGCGTGTCGGCTTCAAATCCCAGCCACTGGGTGACACCCGACGGGCTGACGATGTTCGCGTTCTCAACCAGGTAGATGGCCTGGGCGATGTCGGACCGGATCGTCGCCGAGGCTGAGGCCCACGGGTTCGCGACGGCAAGTGTCTGGATGGAGGCATTCGCCACCACGGCCGAGTAAAAGGCCGTGTTCCACGAGTACACCATCGTGTTCTTGACCTGCTGCAACTGCCTTGTTACAGGGTCGATGGTCTGGCGGCGGCGCATCTCGTCGGACACCAGGATCGCCATGGCCCGCTCATGCGAGAAGACGACGCGGGGCACGCCGATCGAGGTCGGCACAACGGGGACCTCGCCGAATTCCGGCCTGATCTCGGGGAAGTCATCCGCGTAAAGCGGCGTGCTTTCCGAGTACCGCACGGCACCGCTCGGAGCCGCCCCGCCCATCCGCAAAACGGAATCCATAATGAATTCGTTTTGCGTGATGTCCAGTATCAAGGCAGGAATTACGAGCGGGTCCTTGAGCAGCTCGGATACGGTGATCCGCGGGGAATCGGAGTAACCCCGTGCGCCAACAGGCATCTGTCAGTCCTCCTAAAGGACCCGGGCCCGGCCCAGGAAGTAGACCGCGCTGCCCTGGCCGCCGATCTGCTGGGTGAGCATCGCGCTGGAGACTCCGCCGGGCATCGAGCAGGTGCCGACGACCTGGTCCGCCGCAGGACCGGCTCCGGCCCCGGTGACCGCCCCGACACTGGACGAGTGGATGATCAGCTTCTGGCCGAAGGACGCCGCGCCTGCGAACCAGCACCAGATGTCCCAGCCGCCGTAGTAGACGGCCGCGTAGTCGGTCAGCACCGAGATGTCGATGAGCGGCTGCCCGTAGCTGTTCGCCGCGCCGGTCTGGGTGGTGACCACGTTCGCGTCAGTGGCGGCCACCCCCAGTACCGTCGTCGCCGCGGAGGTGGCGACCTTCACGCTCAGGTCGGTGGTGCCGGCGGTGGCGTTGTTCGGCATGACGAACTGGCCGCCGTAGACGAGGGTCGCGACCTGGAGGTTGGCCGGCCCTCCTGGCTTGCAGTGCGGCAGGACCGCGGTCACCGGCGGGCCCCTTCCTGGTCGTTCCCGCTTGCCTTCGGGGCGGGCGGCTGCTCCGGCGCGGCGGCGAGGTGATCGGCGAGGGCCGACTGCAGCTCAGCGTTCGCCGCCCGGAGATCGGCCGGGTTACCGCCGGCCGACACCGAGTCGGTGGCGGCCTGCACCGCCGCGGCGGCGACGCTCAGCCGGCTGCGGGCGGAGGCGGCGACGCGGTCTTCCTCGGTCCGGGTATCGGCGAGTTCCTCGTCCTCGGCCAGTCGCCGCTGGGCGATGTCCTCGTCCTGCGCCCTGCGGCTCGCGGCGACGCTGTCGGCCGCGGCCTTCAGGTCGGCGTCACGGCGGGCCGCCGCGTCCTTGTCCGCGGACTGCTGCTGCTGCGGCTGGTTCCCTGCGCTCTGGTGCCGGTGCATTGGGTCTCCGTTGCTCATGCCGGCGCTACTTCAGGCCGGTCATCGACTTGAAGCGGCTCACCAGGTCGTCACGGGACTGGTCCGCTTGCTCCCGGCCCGCGTCTTCCGGCTCGTCCATCGGGCTGCCGAGCTCCACGTCGAGGTCGAGGAGCCGGATCTGGTTCGCGTACTCGGCGAGGACCTGGCGGACGATCTGGCCGGCGTCGACGGACTTGCCGTTGCTCAGCTCGACGACGTGCCCGATGCCCTCAAGCAGCGGCCGGGCCAGTTCGGTGATGTACGGGGGGACGCCGATGTCGCTGAGCTTCCGCTTCTCCGCCTGGTAGTCCTGCTCGCGGAGGCGGGCCTGGATGACGGACATCTCCCGCTGGGTTTCCTCGGCCTTCGCGTAGGCCAGGCTGATCTCGAACTGGGCCTCGGCGGATAGTCCTGCGGCCACGGGCTCCCCCTCTGTTACGTGGTCCTCCGCGGTCTCGCCGTCGCCCGCCTCGGCGTTGAACTCGGCTTCCAGGGCGGCGAGCTCCTCATCCGACATGGCGGCGATCTCGTCGGCGAGGGCGCTGGCCTCGTCCGGCTCGTCACCTTCAGCGGCCTTGTCCGGGGCGGTGAGCGCTTCGAGCTCAGCCGGGGTGAGTACCGTGCCGCCCGCCGCGAGGGCGTCGAGGATGTCGTCAGGCAGGGCCAGGAGCTTGTCCAGCCGCTGCCGCTGCTCTTCGGTGAGAGACTTGAGGCCCGCCATTACGGCGCCCCCTTCCGGGTCGGCGCCGGCCATGGGCTCGGCGAGGTCCATCTTCTTCTCGGCGTTGTAGGAGTACATGCGCCCGCTTGCGACCGCCGAGTGGAGCTTGGCCATCTTGGCGTGGTGCGCCGCGACGGAGTTGGAGGACGACATCTTCGCGGCGTAGCGGTGGGCTTTCGCGGCGAGCTTGTTGGCGGACTGCGCCTCGGGCCCGTCGGCCCCGTCCTTGAAGGCATGGCCGGAGATGTTCTTGCTCATCCGGTCGGCCTTGTCCTCCGGCGCGTCGCCCTCACCGGTGCCGGCGTGGATCCAGCCGTGCGACCAGCCGCCGGGGCCGGCGAGGCTGATGAAGGTCTCGTTCGTCAGGTCCGTCACCGAGTCCGGCACGGGACTGGCCGCCTCGATGGCCTCCCACGCGCCCAGGCCGGGGATGCGCGGGTCGAGGGTGCCGAGGACGTGCTGCACGGCGTTCTTGAAGAACTGGCCGTCAGAGCGGGCGTAGTCCTCCACGATCCGGGCCGAGACGCCCAGCTTCGGGTTGGCTTCCAGGACCTTCTCGCCGTCCGGGGTTACCTGCGCGGTGATGTAGAGGCCGTCGTCGCCGAGCTCCATCGACGTGATCTCGCCGCGCGTGCGCTCGGGGTCATTGGTGTGCGCGTTCGCGTGGTCGGCGAGCTGGAACGGCACCTGGTCGTAGGCGCGGGACTGGAACGCGGTCACCAGGCGGCCTAGGTAGTCGCGGGTGAAGTGGAGCGTCCGGCCCTTGTACTCGACGTCGCCGACGGGCAGGAGCTTCTTGCGCCAGACGCGGTTGCCGAGCTCTACCGCCTCTCCGGCGGTGAACGGGGTCAGGAGCGCGGAGGTCACGGGGCAGTCGCCCCGATCTCGCCCTTGACCGGCAGGCCGCCGTCAACCGTGACCGTGATGCCCCGGAGTTCCCGCCAGGAGCCGTCCGCCATCCACGGCGCGGCCCAGTCCTGCGCGTAGCTGCATGACGGGCAGCGCCAGCCGTCCTCGGCCGCGACGAGAACCGCCTGCTCGGCCGGGCAGCCGTCGTTTCCGCAGGTGAACTCGTGGAAGCTGCCGTCAGCCTGGTAGCCGTTCAGGCTGGTCACCTGATCGGCATCGAACGGCGCGCGGACCAGGGCGTCTTCCACGTCAGGCCGCCGCCGGCTTGGCGGTGAACTTGTCCGCGTTCTTCGCGAACGCGATCGCCCTCGCGTCGGGGAATCCCTTGGCCTTGAGCTTCTTGTATATGAGCTGGCCCTTGGGGCCGAGGCCGTTCGCGTCGGTGCCGCCCGAGGCAGGAGCGGCGGCCGAGGTCGTCATCCTCGGCCCGTCACTGGCACCCGCTGTCGGGGTCGCGAACGCGGCGCTGCGCATGGCGGGGATGCCGTACTCGGCCATCAGCTCCGTCTGCCGGGGGGCAGGCTGGAGCGGGCCGGGCTGGCGGGTGCCCGCGTTGACGGCGGCGTTGTAGGTGCCGACGGCTTCCATCAGGGCGGCCCGCTGGTGCTGGTGGGGGGCGAGCGGCTTGCCGGCGACTACCGCTGTCCAGGTGCCGTCGTCGTTCTTGCGGATCTGGGCGATGTCGTTGCCGCCCCGGCGGTGGTAGATCACCCCGCCACGGCGGACGCCTACGTCGTAGGGGCCGGAGACGGGGCGCTTGACGGTTCCCGTGGCGAGTTCGATCGCGTTCCGGGTGCCGCTGGCGAGGGCGTGCGCGGCACCGCCCTTGACGGTCAGCGGGACGCCCGTGCGGGCACCGCCGGTGCTCGGCGCGGGGGTGCGGAGGTCTGCGGGCTTGGCCTGAACGTCAGCGCCGCCCGCCCCGAAGCGGGTCGCGGGGCCGGAGTAGGAGCATGACGGGCAGGTGAGTGTCTTGCCGGGGGAATCCGGGGCGTCGGCGGCGAGGTAGATGCCGAGGTCGTCGTTCGCGAGGGACTTGCCGGCCGACAGCTTGCCCATCCCGGCGCTGCCGTAGCGCTTGCGGCCGATGAAGGCGGCGAGGGCGTCGGGGTCCTTGGCGCCTCGGGCGGCGAGGGTCGTGGACAGCTTGCGGAAGCGCGTGCCGGTGCCAAGCTTGGGCGCGGCCAGATCAAGGGACGCCGACACGAGTCCTTCCCCGGACGGCGCGCCTGCTGTCTGAGCACACCATACAGCGATGCACGTGCAGATGCACGCAGCGAATGCACGTGCACAGGACTAGAGTTGCGAGGCGGGGCCGGCCACGGTCGGCGCGCCGCTAACAGTGGCCGGCCTCTCACGCGCCCGTGCGGGATAATGGCGGCATGGGAAACGGCGCGCAGGCCTGCCCCCCGCCGGATGCTGCAACGCAGGCACTCATGCGGGCACTCGCAGAAGCGGGCAGCGAGGATGAGGCCCTGGCGATCTACCTGTCCGCGCTCGTGAATGCTCGCGTCATCACTGAAGGCGAGGCGCAGGAGGTCACAGCGGAGATCAGAGCGGAGAGGTGAGCATTAAACCGCCCTCCGAACTGTAGATCCGAGGTTGACAAGCTGTATACGTTTGATATACAGTTGGTCTTGTCAGCAGGAGCTACAGAAGGAGCCCGGAAATGGCCCGCACGATGAGCGTCAACAGCCCCGAGTACATGGCCACCTTGACGGTTAAGCAGCTCCGCACGCTGGCCGCCTGCACCGACCTGGCGCACATCGCGGCCGGGTTCGCGGCACAGTGCGAGCTGGTCAAGCGCGGCGAGAAGTGACCGCCAAGCGCACCGTCACCTATGACGGCAACACGTACAAGGTCCGCAAGGACAGCATCCCGATCCCCGACCTCGACGCCATGGAGCGCATGGCCGCGCTGATCTGGCTCAACCAGGAGACCTACGCCAGCGGGCGCGGGACGCGCAGCCGGCCGAATCCGCTGGCCGGCATGGGCGAGGCACTGACGGTGATAGTTCGGTGAGCGACTGCATTCCGGTTGGCGGCCTTGAGATCGCCGCCCGGCTCGGCGTGCGCCGGGAGACGGTTGCCCAGTGGAAGCAGCGCGGCCTGCTTCCCGAAGCGCGCTGGACGGTCAGCGGCGAGGACGCATGGGACTGGAAGCAGGATATCGAGCCGTGGGCACGGGAAACCGGACGCAAGGAGGACGGCAAGTGAGCAGCGACTACTACGGCACGGTCGCGGGCGACATCGCGGACGCCCACGGCAGGCACTTCCCCAGCGGCCATTACACGGACGTCACCGGGGGCCAGGGCGGTCCGGCCCGTCACCAGTGCGGCGGCTGCGAGCAGCCGATCACTCACGAGCGCGGCGAGTGGCGCAGCGTCTACACCGGCTCGATGTGGTGCCCGGCAGGCGCGAAGTGAACATGATGGATGACCTGATCGCGTTCATCATGGCGCGGCTCGACGAGGACGAGCGCTACCTGAAGTCCAATAAGCGTCACCTGTGGACTGAGAGGCCGCTGCGTGAGGTCGAGGCCAAGCGGGCGATCCTGCAACGCTGCGCGGCACGCATGAATGAACCAGACCAGTACCCGAATGGGCTCGTGTCGCCGCGTGCCGTGCTGGCCCGGCAGAACCTCTCTGACCTCGCCACCGTCTGGAGCGATCATTCGGACTACCGTGCCGAGTGGGAATCTCTAGCAGGAAAGGGCGATCCGCGAATGCGAGGGGGAGATGGTGGCTGAGCCGCTAGGCCGGAAGATCCGGATCGGCGTCCAGTCCGGCTGCGGTCACTCGTGGACCGAGACGAGGCCGCCGAACGTCGTGGCCCCGGTGAACGGCGAGCTGCGCGCGTGCGGCCACCCGGACTGCTACCCGGGACAGTTCCCGGTCACCTACTCCGAACCCATTGAGGTCCCGTTATGGCCGCCGCTATGAGCGGGCAGCCATGGATGCACGTTGACCCCAGGCAGCTGCCAACCGAACTGAAGGAGCCGGCCACGGACGCGGGGTGGCCGTCAGACCGGAGGGGCATCGACGACGAGGACGAGCACTGCAACTGGTGCCAGCGGGGCGGTGAGATGCTGAGCTTCGAGGGGCGGCTGTTCTGCGGAGAAGACTGCGCTAACGCCTGGTGGTACGAGTGGGGCACCGAATGACTGACATCGACGAGGACTGGCAGTACCGGGACGACGGCGAGGACGACCGCTGCACCTGCTGCGATGGTGATATCTGGGTTGAATGTGATGACCCGATTCAGTGCTGTGATCCCCGCTGTGACGGCGAGTTCCACCCCGACCCGGCATGCGGCGGCACCGGGCAGGCGCGGAATCAGGTGATCTGGTGAACGAATGGCGGCATAACGACGAGGAAGCGCGGTGGGAGTTCGGCTACGACGACTTGCCCCGCGAGACATTCGTGTGGAGCGCATGGGTGACTGACGAGGAGCTAGGCCGCGTTGCCCTCCCGTCAGCGCTTGCCGTGAGGCTTCGGGGAAGCGTCGGGTCCGTCCCGCCGCCGTTGCAGGAGCACCTTCCGCCGCCGCCGCCGGTGCCTGCCCTCTACGCACTCTAGAGTTCGCCACAGCGAAAGCCCCGGCCGCCAGAGTTGGCAGCCGGGGCTTTTTTCGCCCGGAACTAGTCGGCGGTGCTCCCGAACAGGTCGGCCCAGCGGGCGTCACGTCCCGCCTCAAGCATGGGGACAAGGTGGAAAGCGGAGTCCGTCAGGCCGCCGAACGTATGCCGGTTGCCGCTTCCCGAGGGCGCGTGCCCGTACTTCTCGCCGGAGATGTTCCAGGTGTAGAGCGGTACCTTGGACGGGATGACCGCAGACACCTCGGTCCCGTTGTTCGCCGCCTGCTCGTCGGTGACGATGACAACCCGGTCGTGGCGCGCGAACGACGCCTTCAGGGCAAGCGCCGTGTCGGTGCCGCCGCCGAGGAAGTAGCCGTCACCCTGCCACCGCTGCAGGGTGCGCAGCAGCGACTCCCCGGCCTGCAGCGGGAACGCCCGGTACTTTGCCACCTGCGCCTCGTGGTAGTAGCTGCGGCCGGAGAACGACACGACGTCCGCCTGTGCGCACCGCTGAGCGACTGCCGCGCCGAACAGGACAGCGGCGTCCCACCGGAGCATCGTCCCGTCGCCGCCGGACAGTTTCGCGTTCATCGACGTGGACGTGTCGATGAGGACCAGCGTGCGGCCCTTCAATGCGGGGATGCTCGCCAGCGAGGCGTTGAGCGCCTTCTCCAGCGGGTACGACCAGCGGAGCGACGGGACCGCCCGGTATGCGGACAGGAAGCGGAACGGGAACTGCCGCGACCGGGCCACCTGCTCCGGGTCGGCAAGCCGGGCCGCGACCTGCTGCGCGATCTCGTCGGACACCCCGGCCTGGTCGAGGTTGCGGAG